CATAAAGCAGCTCTACCTACGGCAGTATTACTAGTACCTGTTGTATTAAGCCTTAAAGCTCTCCAACCTACTGCTGTATTGTTAGATGCTGTCGTATTTGTATTAAGTGATTCATTACCTATAGCTACGTTTTGAAGACCTGTGGTGTTGGATAGTAAAGCATATGATCCTATTCCTATATTATTTGTTCCTGTAGTATTAGTAGTAAGTGAAGCATAACCCAATGCTACGTTATGATTAGCTGTAGTATTAGCATCAAGTGCATTTGTACCTATTGCTATATTAAAACCACCTGTGGTATTATCCTTAAGTGCTTGATAACCTACTGCTGTGTTGTTGGAAGCTGTGGTGTTATTTCTTAAAGAACAAAATCCTAATGCAGTATTATTAGCACCTGTTGTATTACAATAAAGTGATTGAAAACCAACTGCTGTGTTATTATTGGCTGTGGTGTTACATAATAAAGACGCATAACCTACTGCTACATTATTTATACCTGTAGTATTTACTAAAAGTGTTTTGTAACCTAATCCTGTATTTGCACAACCTGTTGTATTAGTACTTAAAGAAGAATAACCCACTGCGGTGTTGCAAGAAGCTGTAGTGTTAGCATCAAGTGTGTAATTACCTAAAGCAGTATTTTCAATTCCTGTCGTATTAGCACATAAAGAAAAAGTACCTACAGCTGTGTTATCATTTCCTGTTGTATTACATTGTAAAGAACCTCTACCTACTGCTGTATTATTTTCACCTGTATTAACAAAAAGAGAAGCATAACCTACTGCCGTATTACAGTTTGATGTATTATTTTCTCTTAAAGAAAACATTCCAATAGCGGTATTTAAAGTACCTGTCGTATTAGCACAAAGTGATTGAGAACCAATTGCTGTGTTAGAACCACCTGTTGTATTAGATACTAAAGAAAAATAACCTACTGCTGTGTTATTAGAAGCGATGGTGTTTGCTCCTAATGAACATCTTCCTACTGCTGTATTTAAACTACCACTTGTATTACTTAATAATGACCTAAAACCTATTGATACGTTGTCAGCACCTGATGTGTTAGCAGTTAAAGCACCTGAACCTATAGCAACATTAAATCCACCTGTTAAACTACCACTATCTAAAGCAGCATCTCCTAAAGCAACGTTATTTGAACCTACAGGATAATTACCATCTAGTTTGATTGTGCCACCATCTACACTAACATTACCAGCTACAGTTAATCCATCTGTAGTGATTGTTCCTACATTATCAATGTTTCCTGTGCCTGTAATATTGTTTGTGTTTAAATCTAAGTTGCCACCAAGTTGAGGAGTGGTATCTTCAACTACATTTTCTAATTTTGCATTTAATTGTGTTTGAGCATCAGAAGTTAAACCTCCAATATATCCAAATTCAGTATTAGTAACTGACCCATCATGTATTTTAGTTGCATCAATAGCTGCTGATGCATTAACATCTGCATTAACAATTACACCAGAACTAATAGCAGCAACACCTGTATCAGCAATAGTAATATCTCCAGATACTACATTATCAATCCATTTAGATGTACCTGTATCATAAAATAATAATGAACCATCTGCAGGAGTTGTAATATTAACATCTGTTAATTCTGATAATTCATTAGCTGTAGCAACTTGTGCATCTACATAAGCCTTAATAGATTGTTGTGATGCTACTGCTGTTGCAGAGTCTGAAGACATAGTATCTTCATCTAAAAATGCTGTACCAGATAATGTTCCATTTAAAACTGGTGATGTTAAAATTTTATTTGTAAGAGTTTGAGAACCCGTTAATGTTGCAACTGTAGAGTCTATATTTAAAGTTATTGTTTGAGCAGAACCTACACTATCAATACCTGTTCCACCAGTGATAGTTAAACTTTGTGAATCTAAATCAACTGATTGAGCACCACCAGTATCACCTATAAAATCTAAATCTTGAGCTGTAACTTGAGAGTCTACATATGCTTTAATAGATTGTTGTGTAGCTAAAGCAGTATCACTATTAGATGTCATTGTATCTTCATCTAATATAGAAGTGACTGTAGATCCAGATGCTAAAGCTAAACTTGTATTTGCAGTTAATGTAGTAAATGTACCTGCAGCAGGAGTAGTACCCCCAATAACTGCATCTACTGTACCTGCATTAATATCCGCTGTATCTGCTACTAAACTATCAATATTAGCAGTACCATCAATATATAAATCTTTAAATTCTAATAATGATGTACCTAAATCAATATCATTATCTGTTATAGGTACAATAGCACCATCTTGTATTCTTAATTGTTGTACAGATGAAGAAGATACATTTACATAAAACTCTAAATGATTATTAGAAGCATCTAATAAAATTCTATTGTATGCATTACTATCTCTTAATACAGATACAGGGCCCCCATCACCCGCAGTACCATCATGCGTGTGTCCTGTGCTTGCATTAAATGCAGCTAATAACTGATTAAATTCATCATTAGTATCTGCTGCTGCAATAACGTCACCTGTAGTGTACGTAGATTGTCGTGTTGAGTATCCTGCCATTTTATCTTCTTCCTCCTGGGGTAAATTCTAGTTGAAATCCTTTTACTGAAAATGCATCTGCTTGGTTTCTATCATCTATTTTTAAAGCAACTGCAAATCCAGAGCCTTCTACTGTTTGTCTTATAAGTGGTGTACCTGATGCTCCATATAAAGATGTTCCATATATTGCTGTTCCATATAAAGATGCACCACCTGCTGATTGTATACTTATTGCTTTTGGTTGTGGTGTACCAGAGTTATCATAATCATATCTAACTGCTAACTCTGCATCAACTGTTGTACCTTCTCCTTCATAGTTTAGATTAACCCTTTGCATATATTTTCTTAGTCCTGGGTCTCCCATAACCATATCTGGAGATCTATAAGTTGCAACAATAGTTGTATCTAATGTACCATTTGCAAAAGTATTGCCTACTTCCATTTTATAAATATAACTATCATAGCCACCAAATACTTGTGTTTCTACATTACTTATAAAATCAGAATCAGCACATGCGGGTTTAATCCCAATCATATCAGAATATTCAAATCCAATTTGACCTGTATTAACATTAGATTTTAATACTCCAATAATTCCTTTTGATGAACCTTGAGCACCTCCTGTTGATGGATAAAATAATCTATATTGTGATTTATCTCTAATAACTAAAGAAGATACTCTGTCTAATCCTATTTCATCAATTCTAGCTTGTATTTGTCTAGAGATAGAACCTAGTTCAACGTCTCCAATTCTTGCTGTACCAGCAATAGTTCTTAATCCATCTGGTGCTAAAAATATAACATCTCCACCAATCTCTTGAATACTACCACCATCTCTACAACCAATATTTCTAGTTACTTCTTGTACTGCAAAATCAGCAGATGATGTACCAGTTAATTTATAAATTCTATCTTCACAAAATATAAATAATTCATTTCTAAATACTCTTAATCCTACAACATTAGAGTCAACTTTAAATGAACCTGCACCATCAGCAGTATTAAAATCATCTTCTGAAAAAGGTGCACTAAATAAAACTTCTTGTGCATTTGTAGCCCCTGCATAAAACATATGGTTTTGAAATGCTTTTACAAATTTTGGATTTGTCGGTGCAGTTCCACCTTCACTACCATTAATTATATCAACACTCCAAGAATTGTCAATGGTAAATGCAGCTGAATGTCCTGTGGCAATTATAACCTTATCTGTACCATTAAAGTTATATTTTTCAAAATCATATGCTCTAGTTGATGTACCTAAACCTGTTGTTAAACTTGTCCAACTTCCAGTAGTTGTACCATAATGAACATCACCACCTTTAGCTACAATAATATGATCATTAAATATTATTGAACAATCTATAATTGTATTTAAATTACTAGATCCTGTAGGAACAGGTGTAGTATTATATAATACTGTACCATTTACTCTTCTATAGCCACCTTTAATATCTGGTTCAAAGTTACGTAATATTAGTGCTTCACCAGGAGCCATAGAAAAAACATCTTTGTTTAATACTAATCCTCCTGCACAACTAACTACATATGGTGATATTAAATCAGTAGCTGGCATTAACTACCCTTGTAATTTACGTGCTTTTTCTTTTTCGT